ACAAAACGACATTGCCAGTTAATTGGATTAGCGCCGCTTGCTTGGTCTTGAACCATAAGGATCAAGTCTTGTGTAATTAAGAATGTATCGTTAATTACTGAATTAGATTCGTTAATTAAATCGTTGTTAGGTCCGACACTATACACAGACGTTGCAATTAAGCCTTCATCACTAAAATTAGGTGCTATTGGTGACACAGCTGTCTTTCCTGCAGTTACAGTACCTATCATTTCAGCTGCTGCGCCAGCTACATTAGTACTAGGATACAAACTGAACTCTGTCATTCTATATGCATACCCTGGTGTATCGCCACCAAAGTTTAATACTTCAGTGCCTCCGCTGATTGTTTTTCCTCTCATTACAAATTCTTCGTTCATAGTATTTTCCTCATTAATAAACCTAATTTACGTGTAATACCGCTTTTTGCCACTTTTCCACCCTTATTTATTCGGCTAGCAGTCTTAGTAACTACGCTAAAAGCTTTCTTAGGAGAATTTATAATTCCCTTTTTACCGTATGAAGTTGATAATTTTACTGCTTTCATACCTGCTGATACAGCTTTATTAAATTTAGAACTCGACTTAGCTTTTTTCTTTTGCACTCCAACTGTTAAATCAGTTAGAGCTTGCTCGAATCTAATACGATCCATTCTACCACGTTCCGCTGCTGCTTGTAATAAATCCTGTCCTGGTTGCGTTTGTAAAGCTCCCAATCCTAAAGCTGTGCCAGTTACTCCAGGGTTAAAACCTGCTATTGCTGGAACTGCTGCGACTGCTCTAGGTCCTAAAGCTAGGCCAGCTTTGCCAAGTAGTCTAATTGATTGCTTTGCTGCCAGTCTTGAAAAGCCTGGAGCGGCTATGTCAAGCCCTATGATTAGGGCCATCGCTTTCTCTAACTTAGAAAAGGCCATTAGTTAGCGGTGAGACTTACCAATAATTCCTGTATTCTTTGTAGAGATAGTTTTTCTGTGTGAACTTCAAAAACAAATCCAACGTCTAATTCTGCTGTCCATGCGGTACCCGTTTGGATTCCTACATGAATCTTGTCTGTTGGGACTATAAAACCATTTTCATATTCGGCTGGATTCATTGCGTTTTGTTCATTAACCATGGTTAAAGCACCGGCTACACCGACTGCTGCATAGAAATTAGTAAGCATGAATAGGGCATTATCATTAGCTTGTGCAAGTGTTGTCTTGCTTTCGGTCATAGCCTGAGCGCATAATGCACGACTTCCAGTACCAGAACTTACGACATCTGCTGGTTTAACAGCACCTTGTCCATCTGTAGAAAAGGTTATGAAACCACGATCTACTACCAAGACCTTTCCTCTGGAAGGATCTGTATATGCAGATATGTCAATATTATCAGAAACATAGGTAGTTCCTGAACTTGTTAAGTTAGTTCTTAAGAAAAAAGTATCTTTAGCCATACTATACAACCTGGAGTTGTCAACTTATAGTTTATGGGTAAATAAAGCTCTTTTGATTATATTTTATTTAGTATCCCATTATATACCTCTTTAATCCTTTACTTTTATGGAAAAGAGACGTTTTGGTCCTAAACTAAAAATGGTCGGTCTTGCAAAAGGCCAGGAAGCTAAAGTAATAATGCATACTTTACCGAAAGCAGTAGAAACTACTTTCGACACGGGATTCGGTCCTGATAAGAATCTTAAGTGGGAGATAGATATTACTTTGTTAGAACATCCTACACAAGAACCCGGTGACATGGTTTGGCAAACTACAGCAACGGTTATCAGAGATGAAATAATGTATCTATGTAATAAACAACCTGATGATAAAAAGCTTGAATTATTAAGAAAAGACTTAGCATCATCTGAATGGTATATTGTATCTGACGTAAATGGTATGATTTCACTTTTAGAAGGTGATGATTAAGAATGCCTCGACGTATGAAACAATTATTATACGCTGGTTATCTATGCGAGCGATGTGATTTTCCTTTATATCACAATGACCCTCGTGAATCTATGGTATGTGGAATATGTAAACTAAAACATACCATGTCTCTTCATTCTTACGGCCCGAAATAAGAATAAGACAAAGTAAAGGATTAGGGGAGTAGAGGGTTGGAAAAGACTTAAGAGACCCTCTACGCCCCACTAAACCTATTGTAACAGGCAATTATAGCTTACTACAGTGAGTACGATTCTAACTAACATCTGTTCTACTGTCCTGGAATCATTAAACCAAGTTGGTAATTCAATGTTATAGATCTTACTCATCAAATATTGTAAATTGTTTAAAGTTAGTTGCTGCTTCTTCAGGTCCAGTCATTTTCTCAGCTACAAAACGACATTGCCAGTTAATTGGATTAGCGCCGCTTGCTTGGTCTTGAACCATAAGGATCAAGTCTTGTGTAATTAAGAATGTATCGTTAATTACTGAATTAGATTCGTTAATTAAATCGTTGTTAGGTCCGACACTATAC